GGATCGCAGTGTATCGGAACAATCTTATTTCTCCAATACTCTTCCCCAATATTATTTATAAGTATGCAGTTGTTTACAATAAAGGTTATGTTGTAATTGAATCAAATGATCAAGGTGGAATCGTCTGTAATGGACTTTATCATGATTTAGAATATGAGAACATTCACATTGAGCCTACAGCAAGATCTGGTTCAATTGGAATTGAAATGAATAGAAAGACAAAGCGACTTGGCTGTTCAGGTATCAAAGATCTAATTGAAGAAAGAAAGCTCGATATTTGCGACGAACAAACAATCATGGAAATCTCGACTTTCGTAGCCAAAGCACAGTCGTTCGAAGCTAGTGAAGGCAATCATGACGATCTAATGATGAATCTTGTTCTGTTTGGTTATTTTACCATTTCACAATCATTTTATAATATGACAAGTATTGATCTAAAGAAAATGATGTTCGAAGAAAAGATGCGACAGATAGAAGCAGAGGTGGTTCCATTTGGATTTATTGATGATGCAAGCTCTATTATTAATGAAATTGAATCAAAAGAGCTAATGAAAGACGTAAATTGGCAAATTCCATACGAAATGGAGTATTATGATCGTTGAAATTTAGTAAATTATAAATAAATAGTATTGAAAACAAATCGTATTATGACCCTTATAAATTTCAGCGAATAAAGGAAGCAATTATGGCATTTATACCATCAGAGTCTCCAGGCATAGTAGTCAAAGAGTTTGATCTATCGGGCGTAGTTCCCGCAATAACAACTTCGACTGGCGCTATTGTCGGCAACTTTAATTGGGGTCCAGTAGAAACACCTGTCTTGGTTGGTAACGAAGCAGAACTTGTATCTAATTTTGGATCTCCTTCATTAGTCATCGATAGCGCATCGACTGTAGACTTCTTGTCTGCTGCGATGTTCTTGAAATATTCCAGCAATCTTTATGTTTGCCGTGCAGTCAACACAGGTGCATTCAACGCAACGGACTCAGCATCAAGCTCTGTTCTTGTCAAGAATTTAGACGATTGGAATACACAAAAAACAGGTCTCGCAACTAATAGAACATTCGTTGCAAAGTATCCTGGTGAAGCAGGTAGCGCACTCAAAGTAGAAGTTTGTGGTGCTAACGCAAATGATTCCGCATTTGATGGCTGGGCATTAAAGTCATACTTCGATGCTGCACCAGATACTTCATCTTATGTTTCAGCAAGAAACGCCGCTGGCGCTAATGCAAGAGATGAAGCACACGTTGCGGTAATCGATGAGACTGGAATTTTCACAGGAGCACCAGGAACAGTATTAGAAACGTTCCCGTTCGTTTCGCTCGCAACTGACGCAAAGACTTCTGATGGTTCGACAAACTACATTAGAGACGTTATCAACAATAGATCAGCGTATGTTTGGTGTGCTAAATCAGGATTGACTGATACAAACACAGCAACTTCATTTGCTGCATTAGGCAGCCCTGCTGTCGTAAGCAAGTCTCTTAACGGTGGTGTAAAATCTCCGCTTCTTGACGCTGGCGACTACGAAACAGCTTTCGATCAATTCGAAGATGTTGATACGATTCAAGTAGACTTCCTGATCGCACCAGGTCTCCCTTCAAGCACTGATCAAGTAACAGTTGTAAATAATCTTGCAACGATTGCTAGCACGCTTCGTAAAGACTGCGTTGTAGTGACTTCGCCTTATAGACAAGGTGTGGTCGGAGTAACGAATCCTACTACAATCACTACAAACATTCAAACATGGGCTAATTCACTGAATTCGTCATCATATTTGATTGTAGACAATAACTATCTTAAAGTGTACAATAAGTATAGCGATACATATGTGACGATACCTGCTGCTGCTGCAACTGCTGGTATCATGGCTGCGACAGACAACGTTGCTGCTCCATGGTATTCGCCTGCTGGCACAAGAAGAGGACAATACTTCGGTGTTACTTCTTTAGCATGGAATGCTTCTAAATCGCAAAGAGATACGCTTTACAAAGCTGGCGTCAATCCAATTGTAAATCTGCCAGGGCAAGGGCTGCTTCTCTACGGAGACAAGACGAAGCTTGGTAGACCTTCTGCGTTTGATCGAATCAACGTAAGAAGATTGTTCCTTGCAATCGAAAGAGCAATCAAAGCCGCTGCGCAAACTGTTATGTTTGAATTCAACGACGAATTCACGCGCGCAGAATTTGTTAATATCGTTGAACCTTTCCTTCGGGAAATCAAGGGTAGACGTGGTATCACTGACTTCCGTGTAGTTTGCGATGAGACAAACAATACAGGAAATGTCATTGATAATAATCAATTCGTTGCTTCTATTTTCGTCAAGCCTGCACGTTCTATCAACTATGTTACGCTTAATTTCGTAGCGGTTAGAACAGGTGTAGACTTCGAAGAAGTAGTAGGCTTGGTATAAGCGCAAGGAGATAAACAATGGCAATTTTAAGCGTAGATGATTTTAAGTCTAAACTCAGAGGTGGTGGCGCAAGACCTAATCTGTTTAAGGCAACGATCAATTTTCCAACATATGCTGGCGGTGATGTTGAGTTAACATCATTTCTGTGTAAAACAGCACAGTTGCCGCAATCTCAGACGGCATCATTTGATGTACCGTTTAGAGGTAGAGTATTGAAAATTGCGGGCGACAGAACTTTTGAAGACTGGACAATTACAGTTTTCAACGACACAAATTTCGCAATTCGTGATTCTTTCGAAAGATGGATGAATGGTATCAATGCGCATAGTGCTAACACAGGCATTGCAAATCCTGCTGATTATCAAGCGGATCTGATTGTTGAACAATTAGACCGTGATGAGTCAATCATCAAGAGATATCAGTTCAGAGGAGCATTTCCTACTGTTGTTGGTCCAATCGCTCTTGATTATGAAACAGTTAATCAGCTTGAAACATTTGATGTGACATTTGCATATCAATATTGGGAAAGTAACACTACAAGCTGATACTAAGTAGTAAAGCGGGGTAAGAAATTGCCCCGCTTTTCTCAATAGAAAAAATGGAAAAATAATGGCGGAAAATAATACAAACGTACTAAAATTATTCGGATTTGAGATAAAGAGAGCAGGCAAGGCAACTGAAGAGAAAAGCTTGCCTTCTATGGTTCCGCCTACAGATTTTGATGGTGCAGGCTACATAACGGCTGCTGCTGGACATTATGGGCAATACATCAATTTAGATGGCGACACGTCTAAAGATAACCATCAACTTATTCTTTTGTATCGTGGCATTTCAATGCATCCTGAAGTTGATATGGCTATCGAAGAAATAGTCAACGAATCCATTATTGCTGCTGATTTGAAATCATCAGTAGAATTGTCACTTGATGATATTGAAGCGACAGACAAAATAAAGAAACAGATCAAAGAAGAATTCGACAGCATTGTTGCGATGCTTCGATTCAATGAAATCGGACATGAAATTTTTAGATCATGGTATGTTGACGGAAGAATTTATCATCACTTGCTTGTCAACGAAGCAAACACGAAAGCTGGTATTCAAGAGATTCGATATATCGACTCAGCAAAGATTCGAAAAGTTCGTGAAGTAAAATACAAAAAAGATCCTGTAACGAACGTAAAAATTGTTGATAAAGTAGATGAATATTATATCTTCGAAGAGGAACCTGGTTATGTAGGTGCAACAATGCAATCTACTGCCGTCAAGGTATCGGCAGATGCTATTAGTTACGTTACGTCAGGATTACTTGACGAAAATAAAAAGAAAGTAATTTCATATCTTCATAAAGCTCTGAAGCCCGTCAATCAATTACGAATGATGGAAGACAGCCTTGTAATCTATCGTCTCGCAAGAGCACCCGAAAGAAGAATTTTCTACATCGATGTAGGTAATCTGCCAAGAGGCAAAGCAGAAGAATACATGCGTGATATCATGACACGGTATCGCAATAAACTTGTATATGACGTAAACACTGGACAGATCAAAGATGATCGAAAGCACATGGCAATGCTTGAAGATTTCTGGCTTCCTCGACGTGATAACGGTAGAGGCACAGAGATCACAACACTGCCAGGCGGTGAGAACTTAGGTCAGATTGACGATATTATTTACTTTCAAAAGAGACTGTATAGATCGCTCAATGTTCCCGTCAATCGATTAGAACAAGAAGCACAGTTCTCTCTTGGAAGATCTACAGAAATTTCCAGAGATGAAGTAAAGTTTCAGAAGTTTATTGATAGGCTTCGAAGAAGATTCTCATGGGTGTTTTTAGGCATTCTCAGAAAGCAACTTATTCTGAAAGGTATTTGCACCGAAGAAGATTGGGAAGAATGGAAAGATAATCTATTTGTCGATTTCGTCAAAGACAACTATTTCACTGAATTAACAGAACTTGACATTTTCAAAGAAAGAGTGGCAGTTCTGAACGACATTTCACAATATGTAGGCGATTACTTCTCGAAAGAATGGGTTATGAGACAAATCTTGAAGTTTTCTGACGAAGATATTGACAATATGAAAGGCGAGATTGGTGACGAAAGATCGTCAGGAGAAATACCTGATGATATGCAGCAAGGGCAAGCACCACAATCTTCACCGTCACCAGCACCTCAAAGCGCTCAATCAAATGAGCCTCAACAATAGGAGTTATTATAATGGATAGAGATGAATTAATTGGCGAAGTTAAACCTGATCCTGTAGAAGTGAGTTCTAATGCAATGGGCGAATTTCTTGACGCTATTCAAGGGCAGAATTTTACTCAAGCAGAAAGACATTTTAATGACATGATGATGGATCGAATTCAAGATTCGCTCGAACAAAGAAAAGTTCAAATCGCTAGCAAAATGTTTGGTTCTGAATCCGAAGAAGAAGGTGAAGATGAAGAAGATTTCGATGATGATGAGCTGTTAGATTTATCAGACGATGAGATTGAAGAATTGTTTGATGAAGTAGAAGACGAAGATGAAGATGAGGATGAAGAAGACGAAGACGAAGAAGAAGACGAATAACTTAAAAATTAAATTAGTATAAATATAAATTAAAGACAAATAAAATGAAAGATTTTAAACAAATTCGTCAAAAGCCTGAAACTAAAAAAGTTTCAGGCAATGCAATTAAATCTGATAAGTTTGGAGAATATAATTTCAAACTTGTCAAAGACGGTAATGTTTTTAATCTTTTCATGAACGGAATTAAATTCGATTCTTTTGCTTCTAAAAGTGAAGCAGAAAAGAACTATAAAAAATTAGTAGATCAAACGAAAGAGATTTACAAAGAGGATAATAAATGAAACTCATTAGCGAATATTATGATCAAGAGATTCATGTTGTTACCGAAGCCAAAGAAAGTGGCGAAAAGGTATACAACATTGAAGGCATATTCGCTCAATCAGAGCAAAAGAATCGAAACGGTAGAATTTACGAAAAGCGGATTATGGAAAAAGCCGTTGGTTCGTATGTAGACGATTATGTAAACAAAAAGAGAGCGGTTGGTGAACTCAATCATCCTGATGGTCCAACAATCAATCTCGACAAAGTTTCTCACCTCATCACACACCTTGAATGGAAGGGAAATGATGTG